CTATATCATACACTTGTATCAATTCGCCGTTTTTGTTGTACTGACCCACCTGCCGCCTCTTTCTGCCAGCGATATTTGACACAATGTTTGTGTTATTAACAATAGGGTTATCGTGAAGCGACCATCTCATATTTCCAGCAGAAAATGCCTCTCCATTCACACATTTGTTTATACTGGATGCTGATACGCCTGTACGAGCTTCAGCTTCAGTTGCGGATGTGTATGATAATAATAATACACCATCTATAGTATAGCAATCAACAGCTCGTATGTTCCACGGAGAGTGTTTCACATACCCTGGAAAAGTATCGCTGTATGACCATACCAAACCAGCAGCGGTTTTGTATTTTCCTCTACAACAACTAACAATTGTACCACTGCTCGTGTCATGTGCCAATGCTGCTTCTTTGACGCTGCTGTATGAATTGATATATTCACCATTTGTAGAAAAACAAAACACCGCTTTTCTGCGCAACTCATGCGAAATGAGAGCTTGTTCAGTTACTATGTTTGTCAAGCAACCACCATCCGCCTCTCTTCCATATTGTAAAATCAATTTAGTTTCTAAATTGATAGCTTGTTCTTCGCAGCTGTCGTCCAATAATAATGCAAATCCAACAGTGTCCCCTCTTGATATGATATCATTGATGCGTTGGCACTTGGCTGGATTACTTTGGTCTGCTACTGGTAGCTGTGCTTCGGCTATATGCTGATCGTATCGTCTGTATTTGTTGGTATAGGATGTTGCGTGAGTACCCTTGCCAACGTAAAAAACTTTACCAGCGTCTGTTAATACATAAACATATCGATCATTCATAATTTAGACTTTTTAATTTTGATATGTTTATTTATGATTGGGTTGCTAAGCGCAACCCAATCATTCTTTAGGTTATACCTTTAGTTGTTGATAAATTGTTGCTAGCATACCGTTCTCAATGTGAGGGGTGTCAATGCTGTTGATCATCTGAATCACGAGATCATCAACGCTATCGAGCTTGATGTCATCGGAATCGATATCAATTTCTGTGCCTGTTAGGGCGTCGGTTAGATCCATGCTCTCTTCCATTGCAAACTCACGCAGTTCAAAATCATCAAGAAACTTTTGCTTCAAGAAATTGCTTTCTTCGTATGAAATGGGTACATCAACCAGACATTTGATCCGTGCATTTGCAGGGATGTCCGTCGAATCCTCTAGGAGATCGGTTAGTTTAACTTTTGCATACTTTGGACAATCAGCCCAGTCGATAAATTCGGTTTTTTGTGTTGTATGATCATACAACGCTAACCCTCTGTTATTATCACCTGCATCACTGAAATTGGTTGGAAAAACGTTTCCGATATACGTAACATTATCAGTAATTTGTCTCTTGTGAAAGTGCCCGGAAAATATTTTTGGCCCGTGGAAATCGGTGTGTGAAGGTCCAGTGGGCATCTGAATGCTGTATCCAGTCACAATAAACCCTTTAAATTCAAAATGTCCCCACCACGACGCAGCTGATAAAAATTCAGCAAGAGCAGGATACTCATTGTGAAACAAAAAAGGACACACTAGTGGGTTGCCTTCAACGTCTTCAATTATGGTTGGTTCGTTAATGATTGTAAAATTGCTGAATTCTTTATATGGTAAAGTTGAAAAAATCTCTCGCGTGTGGCGATGGTATAAATCGTGGTTACCGATGATGAAATACACAGGAATGTTTAAGTCATTTAATTTTTTTGCACCCTGATATGCGTATGTCATGGTTGACACATTAAGAGCATTTCTGTTCTCAAACCAATCACCCATAAAAATTACATGGTCTGCTTTGTGCTTCTTTGCTTGGGTGCAGAACCAATCTATGTAATCCAAACAATCCTGATTGTGTACCTCGCTGTTGCTTTTTGCACCCCAGTGTATATCAGTAAAACTGATTGCTTTATTTAATTTTCTTGACATCAAAAGGTCCCGTTATCATAAATACATATTGTATGGACAGCAAAGGAATAAAATATGTTTTATGTCTATGTTTATTATCACCCAATCACAAAAATTCCATTCTATGTCGGAAAGGGTAAAGAGCACAGAGACACATACCACATTCGCAATAGACAGAATCATTATAACAAAGATATGCGTAACATTTTACTTGAAATAGATGCATTGGGTCAACAGCCTATAATTGAGCATGTTGTCAAAAACGTGGATGAAAACACAGCATATGCGGTTGAACAACAACTAATACAAAAATATGGACGCATTGATTTAAGCACTGGCACCTTGTGTAACAAAACCCCAGGCGGTGAAGGATTTGGACGGGCAGGTAGAGAATGGAGTGCAGAAGAGCGCCAGAAACATCTTGCACACAATAAACAAAACCCTAGGGGTAAAGGATATACGCAATACACGATGGAGGGACAAATCCTTGCTAAATTCAACTCCGCGGCTGACATGTCCAACGCCGGTTTTTCCAAAACACAGATTATGGCTATTCGCAGATGTTGTAATGGTCTCAGATTCTCTGCAAGTGGATATAGATGGAGTTACACAGGACATCCATTGCCTGAATATAACTCCACTCACAAAGAAGTAACCCAACTAACAAAACAGGGCGAGTGCATCGCGACGTATGCCTCTGTATCCCGCGCGGCAAAAGCCACTGGCATTAACCAGGGCGATATAGCATCGGTTGCAAGAGGAAACACAAGAATGAAATCAGCTGGTGGATTCATATGGAGGTATTCTTAACCCTATAACAATAAAAATGTTTTTGTGTCAATTTTGGGTATCGCCAACAGGACCGGAAGAGTCTGCAGCACCTGATCCATCATCCGAGAGATCGATGACCTCACCCTGGTCAACAACAGGCACTTCATCCATATTCTTCAAAATCTCTTGAGCAACACGGGATTGGGCTTCGTAATCTTCTTCATCATCTACATTGGATTCTGGCCGTGATGTACCATCACCAAAACCGTATGATGGATTCATGCCTTGATCGATTAGCAGCATGTCGCGAATGTTGCGTTGCCGTTTTTCTTGATTGAGGTACTGTACAAAAGAGTTCTTAATACACTGAGTGTAGAATGCGAATGGGTTGTTTGATTTTTCTGGATTGAAACTATTCCAGGTCCTGACTAGCATCATAAGAGCATAACTGACCATGTCTTCGTTATATGTGTAGTTAACGAAGTTGCCTTTCTTGGCGTATTTGCGAGTTAGCATCATAAGCATGCTTGCTAACTTGTCAGTCATCACTCCTTTAGATTTTGCGTTAATTACTTCTGCTAGTAGTTCTTTGTTGGTTAGATAAACTGCCTTTTTAGGCTTTCCTGTTGTCATTCGACTGTAACCTCTTGTTATTATTCTTGTAGGTTATGGACAATTATACAGGTCAAAAACATAAAGGTCAACGAGATAAATATCAATATCACACTGTTTATAGAGGAAAACACAATGGGTCTTTTCGACGCCTTCACATCCAAGACGCCTGTACTCAAAGAAGTAGTGAATGCGCCTTTGGTCAACCCTTGGCCGGTTGGATCTGCTCAGGCCACAGCGTGGGACAGTAAAACTGATAAGCAGCAACGATGGCTCGGTGGTGCTGACCCAACAGATCCATACATCGCTGCTCGCATGAATTCAGATTTAGGCACTGTTGCTAAAAAGGCGGCAGCTGGCCTTGCTGTGCCAACATCTATATCCGGTGCTGCGGCAAAACTTGGTTTTAATTTAGATGAAACCAAGATGGACACTGGTAATCTGATGGGAGCTGTTTCAAAACAAGCAGGGGTTGACGGAAGTGCGAAGGGGGTGGTAGCACCCAGCATTTCAGAAGATTCTGGTGTTAACGGTTATGCTGTTCGTTTAATTGCTGTTCGTAATTTTCCCGCCGAGTCGGTAATTTTCAGGGTAACGCCAACATTTTCAGAATCTCGTGCAGTTGATTATGCTCAAGTTACACCCGTACACATGCCGGGTAGTATTCAGGTTTATAGACGTACAGGTTCTCGCACATTCTCGATTGGTGCAAAGTTTGTATCGAGAAACCGTGCCCAGGCTACTGAGAACATGCAATACCTTCAACTTTTGCGTGGTTGGACAATGCCTTACTTCGGGGAACGTGACTACAAATCGGGTGGTGGGACTGAACAGATTGCTCCAGGTGGTCAGACAGCAAAGTCAGAATACAAGAATAGCATGTTGGGTGCACCACCTGACGTTCTATATCTGTATGCGTATTCCAGTACGGTTGGGGATTCTAGTGACCGAACAGGTGGAACCAATGGTCGAGTTAACATCAAAAAGGTACCAGTGGTGATTACTAATTTGAATGTTACATATCCTGACGACGTTGACTATATTCCTGTGGAAGGAACAAACGAGCCCTTCCCGGTAAAAATGGAAGTGACTGTTGAATTGATTGAGACACACTCACCGGTTGGATATGAACAATTCTCGCTCAGCATGTTTAAGAAAGGCGAACTGGTACAGTTCTAAGGGTAAACTATGGCACAGATGAAATCGAATTACGTGGGTAAAGGACGCTATGGTTATGGCGGTGGTACTGTTGATTACGGCTCACGTCTGGGATGGTGGGAGCGGACAAACATACCCCAATCGTTCACAGATTCAACTATTATTTTGACCAGTAAATATGCCAAACGTCCGGACTTATTGGCATATGAGTTGTATGGCACGTCCACATTGATGTGGTTAATTCTACAATTTAACAACATCATTGACCCAGACACAGAGTTTGTGGAAGGGGCATCTATACGTGTACCTACAAAATCCAGAGTATTCACAGAATTGCTAAAGAGACGACAACCAGGCTTATCACAAACATAATATGTCAAGAATAGAAAGTAATGGCACGGTACGACAGAACCCATTAGCCAGATTCAAATCATACAGCTACTACCATGCACTGTTAATCTGTAATTCCAGAGAAACAGCAGACGCTATTGCATCTCAAACAACAGATGTGATTGACACATGGCTGCATCCAGCAGGGTCTGTTTCTAACGGCAAAGCATCCGATTTGGGACGCTATAATCCCAAATCGTTTGGTAACGATCCTCGAATGCAGTATTGCGTACTAATTAATGGCGCCACGGATGCAACCTTTACGATCACAAATCTATCGTTTCAGACATTAGCTGCAGCAAATGCATCCAACAACGACAGATTTACATCCCTTGCTGTAGAAGGTAAGATGGAGATTTCAGAACCCAAAGGTGTCACATTCTTAGACACAATTGTGCGTTGTTGTAACATGCTAGGCAAGGATGCTGCCCATGTGTGTTTCATGGTTAAGACGTTCTTTGTTGGTTATAATGAACAGGATAAGATAGAGACAATTGTCAATGTGGCCCCATTAACGTTTCTAATAGTTGATGCGACAGGGTCGTTTACTGAAGCGGGCGGTATCTACACACTTGAATTTGTTGCTATGCAAAATGGTGCATCTCGGTTACCTCAGTTCGATAAAATGCTTCAGATGCCTCCTGTAAAAGGCAAGACACTGAAGGATGTAGTTGATACAATGCAAAAAAGCATCGATCAGTCTTATGAGAAGATGTACAGCTGTATTAAACAGCAAGTTCAAAAAACACACCCTGAATATGTCAATGCGTTAAAGAAAGTAAAATATAAAATTGAACTGGCTGATTTGTATCAGCGTTCTGAGTACACATTTACGAGTGACCACCAACAGGGTTCCGATCGTGGAACGTGTGACGATAAAAAACAAATAAGTACAGGCACAGATATGAGTCTGGAATCAGCGTTACATCAAATGATGCAACACTGCCATAGAGTAGAGCTTGATAATAAGGATGGTATTCTGCAAGATATTCCTATAGCTGGGCAAACAGTAAAACAAGGGACACGTGCACAGTATCGCATTCATACATCGTATATGTCTTATAATGATAGACCGGATTTTCCATATGAAATGACATATAGAATTGAACCATATCCGTCACCTAAGTCATTATTGGCCAAAGCTGCTAGCAAAAGAAATGACAACTCGTCTGAAGCTATTGCCGACCGAGCAATTATTGACTCAAACACCATCCACTTTGATTATGTGTACACTGGCAAGAATGTGGATGTCCTTGAGTTTGATATGAAAGTCAACATGGGTCTTGCATATCTACAGATTGCATCTCTCAAAAATACATACAAGAACCAAGGTGAGAGCACCCAACTAAACGTGACAGCATCAAACGCTAGAGCGGTTGTAGATGCTCAAAATAGAACAAAAGCTGCCGATAACGCTAGTGTACTGGTTGATATTCCTGTATTCTTTGGCACTAATCTTGACCTGCCATCTAAACGCACGTCTGCAAATCCAATTGCTACCGCCACGATGGCATATGATATGACAAAACACTCATCTGTTGAAGTGCTTGATGCTTCTATGAAGGTAACAGGCAACTTGCTACTATTGCATTCAACGCTTGTACAAACACAGATGGAAGGTACGTCTATCAACACACCACGTGAGACGGTTGAGGACCAAAAGAACATGGACTGGGGGTATGTTCCAGGTTTTGCAAAAGTCCACATCAGAATGCCAGCTCATAATGATGATATTAGTCTATTTGATAGTAAAGATCAATCGTTTACCCGTGAGTTTTGGTACGACTATTACTACTATATCATCGGCGTTGAGCATGTGTTCAACGAGGGGGAATTTACTCAGAACCTTGAAATGATTGGTCTACCTGTCCCTATGGACCTCAAAGGTGAAGCACCTGACCAACAGAAGGAGAAAGAAGTCTTCTCGTCTGAAGTTACAGACTGCTATACAAACGCTACTAAAGACTGCTCATCCACAACAGGTGGTGCACCAGACAACACACAACAAAGCGAGAATGCCCAAGAGCGCAAGACGGTTGAAGAATCCCCAGCAGTTCAATCAAACGCTCCCACACTTCCAGCTCAACCCATCGACAAGATTGTGAGCACAATGGAACCAAGCAACGTTAAGGGTTGGGAAAAGATGGATCCGGCAGTCAAAAAAGCTACTCTCAACAAAACAGCTGGTGGTCCTATCCCTGTTTCCACATATGTTGCGATTTCAGCTATCGAATCCAATGGCAATCCAGGTGCTGTTAGCAGTACTGGTGCCAAGGGTATATTCCAGTTTGTAAAGGGTACATGGAATGAGGTTATGCCGGCACACCGCATTACAGAAACCAGTGATCCACGCACTGATGCTGAATTGAATGCAGAAGCAGCTCGTAAGTACCTTGAAAGGGTATCAAAATCTCTGGGTACTACCGATCCTACATGGTTGTACATGGGACACAACCTGGGTCCAGGAGCAGCTGCAGCTGTTAAGCGCGAGGCGTCAAAGGGTAACTGTAGACCAATGAGAGATGTGTACGCTGAACATCTAGAGTGGGGGACTTGGGACACATTTGCCGAAAACAATGGTTACTCAGCAGAAGCCACTACGTGTAATTTACGAAACGAAATTGCCACAAAGTACCAGAAGCGTTTGAAACAGGTCGGTGAAACTCAACAAGCACCACAACAGAATCCTGCAGCAGCTGGAGCACAAGCAGCTCAAGCTAAGGTAGCACCAACTGTTAAGCCTGAACCAACGCCACAAGCAACACGCCCAGCTGCAGTAGCTAAAAACCGCACAATGCAAGAGTGTAAGACTGCGGGTGGTGGCAATAAAGAAAGTGGTAACAAGACAGAAAAGAAACCCGAAGTTTGTGGTACTGATAAAGAACCTGCCAAAACAACACAGGCTAAATACCACACAGTATCATAAGGATAACACATATGCTAATGACATCGCAACGCAAGCGTGAGCTTGCATCAAAAATGACATCGACGACGTCGCAACATATGATGGACGCAATCACTCTAGGTGTGGTTGTCGATACGAACGACCCACAACAAATGGGTAGAGTGCGGGCTGTATGTCAACGCTGGGGTGATTCATTTGAGTATGATGTGGACAACATCCCTTGGGCTGTTTACGCTTCACCGTTTGGTGGTCATACAGAGGTAGGTACACGAGGCCCAGCACTTGATGGTGGCAATGGTGGTGTGGCTTACGGTATGTGGGCAGTGCCAAAAGTTGGCGCTCAGGTCCTTGTAATGTGTTTAGACAGCGATCCAAATCAACGCGTCTATATCGGATGTGTGTTTGATCAGTTTACGACTCACACCATGCCACACGGTCGATTCATGTACGACGACCACCCAAATTTGGACAACAGTATTACGCCAGCGGGTCCATACTCAAGTACTGAACAACCGATCGAGCCGTTGAATACTAATATGCGTCAAGCGTTTGGTAATAAAACCAATCCAAACTTTGAATGGCAAAACCGCGCTGCTGATTATTCGGCTTCAGCTTTAGATGTTGAGAATCTAAGCACCACTAAGAGTTCCGTTGCTGATGACAAAGAAATCACAAAAGATGATTGGAAAAGCACGCAGGGTTATCAGACTAGCCGCATTGACCCGACAGCTCCGGCTATTCACACACCACGCAACCTCGACAACATGGTGTACTCGTTCACGTCGCCCGGTTTCCACGCTCTTAGTATGGATGACCGTATCGAGAACTGTCGCATTAGACTGCGCACGACATCCGGTCACCAAATCTTAATGGATGACACAAACGAACGTATCTACATTGCAACTGCAAAGGGTGAAAACTGGATTGAGATGGACCAAGCTGGTAATATTGATGTTTTCACATCTAACAAGGTGAACATTCGAGCAAAGCAAGGCATCAACCTTACGTCCGATGAAGATATTCGAATGACAGCAGCCAAGGGTATACATTTGGTCGCTCACGATGTGATCAACATGCAAGCGTCCAAAGACATCAACGTTATTACTGAGCAAAATTTCAGATTGCAAACAAATCTGAGCACATACATTTCAGCTTCCGAAACGCTTGAAGTAGCGACGGGATCAAACTTGAATCTAACTGCTGGTATGAACATCAACGAGAATGCTAGTGGCAACTTGGTCCAAACGGCTACGGCTATCCACGAAAACGGTCCGGCAGCGGCAGCCGCAAAACCAGCAGATGCAAAACCAGCTAAGTGGACACACCGTGTACCGCAACACGAACCATGGGCTCGTACAATGACAAAGGATGATTTCTCACACGATCCAGAGTTGAAGTATGAAGACAAGAATGTAAACCGAGTCGAACGCGGTAAAAACATTACGCGTGGACTTTACTGGCGCCGTTAAGAAGCAAGGTAACCACGATAAATAATCCAATACTATAACAGGAACATGCAATGGCTATTGGTTTGTATCGTGGTTTCAGCTCACATGAATACCAAAACAAGAAGGTTTTTGGTATCAAGGATGTTGAACTCGTAAAACTCGATCTACTGAATCACATTTTCACGCGTAAGGGTGAAAGAGTGATGATGCCTACCTTTGGCACTCGCATCCCAGATATGGCGTTCGAGCCTCTTGACGAAATGACTATTATGATCATAGAAGAAGACTTGAACACTGTCATCCGCTTTGATCCACGTGTTGAATTGGTAAGTATGAGTGTTGTACCGGATTTTGACAACAACATGGTTACAGCTAGCGTGCGCTTGTTATACAAAGAATTTAATATTGTCGACAATATGGACATCAACATCGTTTTTGAGGGCGTATAATGAGCAGATTAGTTTCTCGTGCTGAAAGTTGGAAAAGAGTTTACACCGCGTTTGCGAATATCAATTTTGCGGCGTTTGACTACAACTCTGTAAAACAGAGTATTCTTGACTACATCAAGTTATACTTCCCTGAAACGTTCAATGACTTTATTGAGTCATCAGAACTTATCGCTATCGTTGAAGCATTTTCGTATATTGCTGAAATCCTTGCTTACCGCATGGATGTTACAGCTCACGAAAACTTCATTACAACAGCTCAGCGTCGCGACTCCATTCTAAAGCTAGCTAAGCTGATTTCGTATAAAGCATCTCGCCCGTTGCCAGCTCGTGGTTTGGTAAAAATCACATCTGTTTCGACTACCGAGACGTTGATTGACTCAAATGGTATTAACCTAGCCGGACGTGTTATTCGTTGGAATGATACAACAAATGCTCTATGGAAAGACCAGTTTGTATTGGTTATGAACCGTGTTCTTGATCAGGAATTTGGTTCTGTTGTTGCAACAGACCGTTTCCAAATGCAGGACGTGCTGTTTGAAATTTATCCTCTTGTAACAACCAAGGGTGTAATGCCGTATAACGCGTCTGTATACGGACAATCTATTAATATGGAGCTTGTTCCAGTCGCAAAACAGACGGGCGATGCGTTTTCTGGTGCTACGAGCGGTATTACAGAACGTCGTCCACAAAACAATGCTCAATTTACGGTTATGTATGGTTCTGATGGTCTAGGTGATGCATCAGAAACAACAGGCTTTTTCTGCTTCACAAAACAAGGTACATTACAAAAGTTTACAACCACGTTTGATGGTATTACACCAAATGCTACATATGATGTTCCTGTTACAAACGTGAATGACACTGACGTGTGGGTTAATAATATTGATCCAGACACCGGTGATATTATTGTACGAACAACCAATCTACCATACAAAAAAGAAACGCTTGCAGGTAAGTATGGTGAATGGGTTGAGGTGGATATTGCTCACGCTCAGAACGTTATCTTCAACACGAACCCAAAACGCAACAAGTTTGAAGTTGAAACCGTTGGTGAAAACAAAGTCCGTCTGTTATTTGGTGACGGTGAGTTTGCTGATATCCCTCAGGGTGCTTTTGATGTGTGGGTTAGAACATCCATTAACGATGACGTGGTTGTTCCACAATCTTCGGTTGTTGATATTCCTATTTCGTTTACATATACCGACCTGTACAACCAAGCACAAACATTCACGTTCACTATTACATTGATTGGGTCACTGCAGAATGCAAGTGCGGCAGAGACCACAGAACACGTTCGTCAAACCGCTCCTGCTGTGTACTACACACAGGATCGTATGGTGAACAACGAGGACTACAACGTATATCTACGTCAAAACCCAACAGTTCTAAAGCTGCGAGCTGTTAACAGAACGTTTGCGGGTGATAGCAAATATATCACATGGCACGATAGCTCTAACACATACGAGAACGTTAAGATTTTTGGCGACGACGGGTTATTCTATATCGCAGACGTCGGCACCACACAAACTACACCATCTGTTGAAACCAACGTTTTGATTTCAACTTACATTGAACCGCTTTTGGTTTCAACAGATGTGTTTATGCAATTAACCACTGCTGGTGTTGATCACACAAAGATCCGTAGAGTATTTAACGCAGAAGAAAAGGCCCGCTTGACTGCTGCCTTAACACCACCACCAACATTACGTTCTGCCGACTTGTACTTCAATACGTTTAGCACAGAGTGGCACGCAGTAAAAACAAACGCTGTGGTTGCTAATGAACTGGTGTTTGAAGGATTCCAAACAGTTAATCTGAACGGGTATGTAACGTCCCTAGAAAGACCGTTAGTTTACAAGTCAAGTTCTTCTGCACCGTATGCAGCTGATTTTGTAATTAATGGTAATCAAATAGCATCACTAATTGTGGGCACTCAAACAAAGCCAACACCAACCACGTTTGGCGAGTTGATTTCTTATATCAATGAAGTACTAGCTACGTATAACTGTCAAGCGGTTATTCAAAATGGTAATATTGTGGTGAAAGCAGCTAAGAATGTTGATGACCCTTCTGCATCATCGATCTACATTGAGGAAAATGTTAATGAGGGTATGAGCAACCTGTTCTCGGATATCATCATTTCGCTATCTGATAATGTTGTTCTGGAGACACCATATGTTGGATATGCATATCCAACCAATTTCATTAAACAACCTCTAATTAAAGTGCGTCAAGTAACTGAGCAGGAGTCAAAGTATAACGTCAGTCGTGCTGCTCGTCGAATTGTACTTGAATCACAAACAACATCGTTCTGGAACACCAATACAGCTGATCGAGTGATGGATTATGACACACTCCGTTCCTCATTCGATGTCATTAACATCTTGCAAGCAAATCCTAATTGCAACCGTGACGGTATTTTACAGCGCAACTGGAGCTACATCATTTTAGGACAGGAGATTGTAGAATCTGGTCCTGATGTTGGTATGGCGGATATTCACCGTGTGTCTATTATTTCGATTGACGAAAACAATGACAATGTGCCTGATAATCTAAATTTTGAAGATGACGTCACATACATGGGTGTTGCCGATATCGTCAAACCAAAAATGCATTACACAATCGATCAGGACACGTTGATCAAATTGCCTGTAATGTATATTATTGGTTTTGATGACATTGAGGTTACAGCTACACGCCAGGATGGAACATCCGTCGTTGTTCAAAAACCAACATTTATTATTCCCACATCCAGCTCTACGGTTACACCTGATGAGTTTGGTGGGCAAATTATTCCGGATTCGCTGGGTTGGGTTGAAACAAGTATTATCGACCTTGATGCTGACGTTGATACTTTGGTTTCAACAACATACGGTGGGTACGGCATTGCTGGTAAGGCGATTAAACTGATCAACGTTAATGAACCGTTAAATGTCACAGTGCGTGTCAATGAGCATGTCTATTTCTACAGACAATCTCTAAACGAGGAGTGGCTCCCTGTTGAGTGCAACTCTGAAAATATTCAGGCGTTCGTTAACGATTATGCTGCATACAACTTCAAGGTTCAAAAACTAAACAACACCGAAACGCAGAGTGATGTTGGTGATGTGTTTGTCGCTGACGAAGCAATTTCGACTCAGTACGAATTAAAACGTCAGTGGAAGCGCTACCTTGGCCGTGATAACATCAACTTCTCGTGGATGCACTTCTCACCACGCTACCAGTTGGTTGATCCATCACCAACAAACATCATTGATATTTTTGTGATTACGCGTGGATACTTTACCGATCTAAAGCGTTGGTTGGTTGATCCGCTTGCACAAAAACCACTCGATGTGACACCATTGAGTCTGCGGAACGATTACGGCAAATTGCTAGACAATAAAATGGCATCCGATACAGTCATCCTGCACCCAGGTAAAATCAAGCTGTTGTTCGGGGATAAGGCAGCGCCAGCTCTACAGGCCAAATTCAAGGTTATCCGTAGTGTGAACAGCACCATGACAGACAACCAGATCAAGAATACAATAGTTGCCACAACACGCAACTTCTTTGATATTGCTGGTTTTGAGTTTGGCGAGACGTTCTTCTTTACGGAATTGGCAACAGCAATTCACATGGACCTAACAACAGAAATCAGTTCTGTTGTGTTAGTACCAACACTACAGAATAGCCAGTTTGGTGATCTGTTACAAGTGTTTGCACGTGAAGATGAAATTCTGTATCCCGACATTGATGTTGAAGATATTGACATTGTAACAGGATTTACACCCACAAACCTAAGACTAAACGGATAACACCGTAAAATCAGAGGCGGTCCCTCACCATAAATAATCCTATATTTTATAGGTGAGGAACTGCTGTGGCTTCTAACTCTGATCACGACAAAAAAACTAGCATTATTGACCTTTTGCCGGAGGTTTATAGATCAGACGTAAGCAAAACCCTAATGGGTGCTACGTTTGATAACTTCCTGACTAAGGATGACACAAGTCATGTGGCTGGTTACGTGGGCGAGGGCAACCCCAACGCTCTCGTAAATCGCCAACTGCTAGAACCAACGCCTCACCGCCAGGCTCATCAGCTTGCACCTGTAATGTATACGGTGTCGGGAACCAATGAGCATGTTTTAACGCAGCAGGGGTTCCTACAACAGCTCCGCTTGATGGGAGTTGACACTGCCAACGTAGACCAATGGGCAAATACAGAAACTTTTAACTGGATTCCACCAGTTAACCTGGATATGTTCATTAACTATGCTGACTATTTCTGGAAGCCGGCTGTTGGTCAAACGCCGCCACAACACTTCACAATCGAAAACCGCTGCAACAAGGTTACAAGCAAACTGCGCGCATACCAAACAATTCTGGCACGTCGTGGCAAGACAATGGATGTTGTTGAAATCGACTTTGAGAACAATGCGTTTAAGGTTCAAGGTAAGCAGGATGACCTATATGTGGCTGATTTTGTGTTTAACACAAAAGGCAACACAAACGTCAATGTTTCTGATAAGAAATGGACATCAACATCATCTATCTTCAACAGTGAAACCGACTTAACCACAATTTACGTGACACCACAGATCGCGTTGGTAACACCTGTCGATGACATCACCGCTGAAGTAACACCACCATCCGCTGAATTTGTGGGCCAGTGGTGGTACAAATATAGCACCAACCCTGACACCCCGCTTCGCCAGTTGTACACATGGACAGGTAGCGATTGGGCTGTAACATCGCAAAGCATTCCCTTTTACATCTCTCTTGTTGAACAGGAGTCAATCTATCAAGCTGAAGTTAACTGTGCGTGTCAAAGTGACAACGGTGGTTGGGACGTAAAGCAGTGGGATGATGGTCAAAAAACAGACATTGTGTGGAATACAGACCTTCTTGCAAATATCAGCTTCAACACTGAGCAAGAATGGATTGACAACAACACTCAAACGTCACCACATGACTTGTGGTATGACCTATCTGATGACACTCTAAAACAGCGTAACGGGGATAATACAGAGTGGGTGGTTGTTCAGACCAAATTCTCTGAAGTTATCATTGAAACGACCGGCACAGGTCGTTGGGATGCATCGGCTGGGTGCACAACGCAAGTTCACAACCAGTGGACTAAGCAAAACGAGTGGGTTCACAAGTCTGAACTAACCACCTTCGTTGGTGCAAAGCGTGCGCAGGTTCCTATCCTTGAGTATTCATCTCAAATCGAGATGAATGAGTGGACAGAAACTACATACACTTGGAAGTACCGCTCTGAACAAATTAAGACCTTTGAGTCTACCAACGCTCAGCCAAACCGGTTAGAATTGGAACCGATTAAATCGTATGTTGTTAACAACATCGATGGTGTGTGGTACATTTACCTGGCGGCTGAAAAGTCATCAATGGTCCGTGACATTGATCTGACGGGCGTGTTTGTGCCTGAATACAAATTCCGCATCGTGGACAAGTATGGCATGTCTGAGCTGTTCACAGTTGAACGTTCTGAATACAGAGAGGTTGGCGATGAAGATCCAGCCAATCTACCTAAAGGCACGTTTGTAACAATCGTTCAAATCAAAGAGACAGATTTCCCAGCACCGCTGATTGCTGGTGTTGAATATGAAAAAAATATCTCGGATCCTCAACCACCATACACACGTATTGAACCAATCGTTACATCCAATGGTGACTCTTGGAAGGGTTATCACATCCACTGGCTGCTCGACACCACTGTTAAAAAGCGTGTCGCTGCACCAGCACAGATGGTTAACCCTTACATCAAGCACAGCGAAACCATTCCTTCTGAAACACTAACACTAACAGAAGGTACTGTTTATGTTACTGACGTTCATCAAGAGTTTATTCCCGCTCTATCAGGAATTACACAGGTTAACTTAGACTACAGGTTCCACTACAAGACGTTACGACCAAGTAATTATGCTGTTACTGGTGAAGAAAACCTGCGTGTATATCTCAATGGTGTTCGCCAATACGGTACATATGAAGAAGTATCGTACACAACACCAGCTACTCCTGATTACACCATTGTGGATGGTATTGGTCTTGATGATTCGGTAACAGCAGCATCGTTTAAGTATGTGTATGCTGTTCGTTTTGAAAAACCACTGACGGTTAATGATGTTGTGCGTATTGAAGTATGTCCAGCCTCGTACCACGACTTGGGCTTGGGGTGTGTTCCTGTCCGTACAGTTGAGGATGACGCGGAGTTTACCCGTTTAGTACAGGCTGGTATTCAACCTGCTTTCAAGAGCTTGATCAAATATCACCGTAACGAACAATCAAAGACCAAAATTAACCAGTATCCGCTGTTTAACGTGTATGATATTATCACAGGTGAGATTGTTAATACATCGCCTCTGTTTGCGTTTGTTGAAGATGATCAACAGCCTGTAAACTCTTCCACACAGCGACGCATCGTTGTTGATTCGTCTGGTAAAGAGTTCCTGTTTGAACAATTCCTTGTCGATGAAGACAATGGTAAGATGTACGCATACAGAAAGATTACTGGTGATGAACCAGATTACTGGTACAGCCCACTAACACAACAACTAAAGAAGTGGGACGGTGCTACATGGACTGACAGCATTATGTCAAATAGCACAACAGGTATGGTTTCGTACAAACCGGTTGTGTCTGTTGAAGAGCCAACGTCACTGCGCCAACGTCACATGAGTATTTGGGTTAACCCACTAACGCTAGGTTTCTACCAGCGCGACGCGATCAATGGTGTATGGAACACCATTGGTGGTGTTGAGATCAGTGATGCTGACCCTACGTTCCAAACAGTCTGGAAAACATCCAAGACGCAGACAGAATACGTTCCAAAGTACGTCAACGGACAGAGAGAAGAAGTTGAAAAGGGATCGGCTTCTGGCGATTGGGAAGTGTTAAGCCAATGGCGTAACAACCCAGAGCACATGAACCATAAACAAGTTCTGTATTCACAGTTGATCACACACCTAACAACTATTGTTGCTCAACAGGATCGTATCCCCGGTCTAACCAATAATGGTATCTTTACTATTTTGCAACAAGATTACAATTATGGTGCAGGTGGTACAATCAAAGAACACAATGATGCGTTTGATACACTAATATCTGCTGTTAATGTAACAGAAGTCACGCCTGTTGGTGTGATTGAGTTCGCTCAGCAGCAATATGCATCAAACATGGTCGTTGTTCGTGATGCATTCACATCAAACATCGTTGATGCGCTTATTGAGTACTCGGGTTACAATTTCGATTCAATTAAAACCAAACTAACAGAGTTGTGTATTACATCATTTGCGAACAATGACTTTGTCGCTAAAGTGTATGGTGACACGTCTGCTTACGATGAAACAACAAAGCGCGGTATGCCTAACTGGATCGCTACAGCACCAATGTTTGGTCTAGCGGATAAGGTAAAACCTCACGTTGTTAAAACGAGCAAATACGCTATTCTAACACACCATGATGGCCACAAATCATACATCTCGTTCACAGCTGCTGAACAGGACAGGCTGTCTCGTGTTTTAGCACGTGCATTCAATGCTGCTGTCCCAGGATCTGTAGTTATCAGTTCAACACAGCCAACTACGCAAATTCTACCTGTATATTGGTATGAGGTTGGTGCCGGCAAGCACAATCTATACAAACTGAAGTCTTCAATTGACCGTGAATGGGAATTGATTGATTTCACCGATATGCTGAGTGCTGTTTACTTGGACATTGAGCAGCGCCTATACGATATGGTACCATTGTTCCCGGTGCCAGTGTTTGATTATTCTGAACTAACATCAACGGAAGCAAACAGTGTAGTGTACAACGAGAGATTACGTACTCGCTTTATGCAGTATGTGTCATCAAAACAAATCAAAGCACCTCTGATTAACACACAATACACCTTAACGGATCCGTATACATGGAATTACATTCAGTGTGTTATTGATCAACCTCCTCGTGCAGATATTACACCTTCCGCACGTGCATACTGGCAAGCTCTATACCACGCATGGTATGGTACATCTACGCCTAACCTAGAACCTTGGGCTCTACAAGGGTACACCGAAAAACCATTATGGTGGGATAACGAATATCTCGACCAAACAGGTACAAGAAGATGGAAATATAACCACGCGTCAAAAACAGGCATGTGGGAGAACATCAGACTTGGTATTATCCCTGCTGGTTATCAGTATCCTAATAGCATCGTATACAGCACTGGCAATCCAGAAGCTGACGGTGTAACGCTGCCTACATACAATTACTTCTCGGTTAACATTTCTGATGAGGTGATTGCTGGCGGTTACGGTCCTGATGACATGCTTCCACCATACTACGACAACACTCTTGTTGCACCATTCCACCCAACGGTGCGTTCTTTGTTCCGTGTGTTCTCAACACAGATCATTGCACCAAGTGCAGACTATATGTTTGGTGAATTTGGTCCTGCAGAGTGGGAGTGGCGTTCATCAGCTGAATATGTGTATGACAACATGGTAGTTGCGTTCTTAATGCAACCATCCAAATTCCTACACCAAGCGTTCGGCCTCAAGTATGTTAGTGTTAGTGGTTTGCAGTTTGATGTTGAGTCACGTAAGGTCTACAACCACCGTGAAGCTCTGTTCCACGGTGACATCTACGACACCAATAAGCACTATCGCGCCACAGGTCTAAATCAATGGTATGTTAACTTTAACCGCTTCAACGGCTTTGACACCAACGTGGAATTCAGAACGATGTGGACTGGCTGGACTCCACGTCAGTCATATCAGTGTGCTGGCATCATTGACACAAGCACTCTACAGGTGTTTAATAAGAATTTCGATGTTACAGACCGTGACTTTGCTGTTGTTCTAGCCAATAGTGGTGTAGTTAATGAGATGTGGACAGATGCTTTCAATGTAAGCATTATGACCATTCCGCCGGCCATCAGACAGTTCAACAACCAAGCAAAGTGGAAGTTCTCTATTGATACAGCAACCCCTATTGCTAAAAATATACGTTACTATGGCACAAAGTCCTGGCCGTTCTATTTGGATGAGGTGTCGGGTAATTTGGTGGCGTTCAAATATCCAATTGATGACGTTAATGCTGCCATCAATACATTTGAAGTCCGCGGCGACCAAACACACTTCTTTGGTGAAGGGTTGCCGTTTGTAGTATCTGGTTCAACTACCAATGATGGTACATATACCGTTGTTCGTTCTGTGTTTGACACAACATCCCAAACAACGAAGATTACAGTTGCTGAAAAGGTGACAACATCACTGATTGAAGGGTTCATTGACATCGAGATGTTCTCACACAACTGGCAGGATGGTGATATTGTTGTAATGTCATCCACAACAATGTTGCCATACCCAATGGTTGAAGAAACGCCGTACTACGTGGTTAGAGTTGATGACCGCAATATCCGTCTAGCTGCATCAGAACTTGATGTCGCTACAAACACAACTCTAACGTTGTCCAATAAAGCAAAGGGCGACTTGATTGTTAGCCAAGTAAAGTCCACATTCCAGATTCTTGGTGGGTCAGGTCACTCAGAAGAGTTGTGGTATCATTTCGAGTTGAACCCTCTTGATATCCGTACATTTGAACCACCGTATGTTATTGTGGGAATGCAAAACCTAATCAACTTTGTTGATGGTTATGAAGCATATCAGATCGACTCGGGTATCAGATACAACAACAAATCGAATTTCGTTGAGTATGATTCTGACACAGGTATGCCTGTTAGCTGGCAGAATGAACTTGAACGTTTCGTTGATTGGGCATACAGTCTGCACAGAAGCAGAATGCGTGTTGCAGATCGCTTCGATTTCACAGTCAGCAATGTTGATGACAATACACTCAAGTTTTCAGCAGGTGTTCCTGACTGGGCACCGGGTACAAAGGTGTCGTTGACGACTACAGGTACGCTACCATCACCGCTATTTGCTGGTACACCTTACTATATTGTTCAATCGGCAACTGATGCTTCGCTGTTCAAGCTAAGCGTGTCACCAAATACAGTTAACACCGCAAACATCGTCGATCTATTGTCTACTGGCAGCGGCACAATGTCCATTGCTGTGTATTCACGTGAACAATCGTACCCTGTGTTTGAAATGAACCCAACACGCAATAATGTGTGGGTGTCTACGCCACAAGGTATTCTGTCAAATGTGATCTCTGGTCCGTTTGCTGACACTCGCGTAAGCCAAACAGTATATGACCAATACGGTCGTGCTCTCACAGCTGATAAGTTGACAGTGTACCGTGAAGATAAACTAAGTCACATTGCCGTTCGCCCAGAATTGCCTAACGACTTGTTGGTCAACGCATATGATGCTGATGCTTATAACTATTTGCACATTGGTGGTGGTCACTTCTTCGTTGAAGGTTATGAACACATTATCATGTTCAACAACTACACAGTTGGTAACGATCTTGTTTACGATCCGTTCCTTGGCTTGTATATCAAACGTTTCGATGTGGATTACTATGAAAAGACTGCATACACCCTCCGTCCAACGTTGGGTGGTTACTACCTAGCGGGTAATAAGTTCGTTCGTAACTTTGAGGGCAGCATTGAGGATATGCGTGGTTATTATGACGTGTATGATCTAACAGAAGGTACGCGTGAAGCACAGCATGCCCGCCACACAATCGGTTATCATCCAAATGACGGAAGCATGTCGCACCTAGACTTGCTAAACGTGAACGCTAAATCGCAATTCTTGTTCTATCGCGGTATGATTCAATCTAAGGGTTCTGTGAACTCAGTTAAGGCATACATCAACTCCAAAAAGTTTGTGGATGCAAAGATTGATGAGTTCTGGATGTACAAAATCGGAGAATTTGGTGACAGCCGTCCAAAGATTTATCCACAGATCAAACTGTACGCTAAAGATAGTGTTAAGTCGGACATTCGTTTAAAGTTCCTGCTACCTACCGATATTGACAAAACAGCTCTTGCTGACATCGAACGTGGGTTTGAAACTGTATCGTTTGATGATGGTGCTCGTTGGGTGGATTTCCCGCAACAACGTGAAGAGATTGCGTCACCACTGTTCCTCAATGCTGAATTGTCAAACATGACCAAGATTTATACATCACAGTCATTCACGAACGGTATGCACCGTCATGGCGAAATGCAAACATATGAACCATCATATCCTGTAGCTGGCCAAGGCACTATTGATAAGTGGATTCACATTCAGCGTGACGACAGTGATAACGTTATTGCTGTGTACACTCGTCGTTGGGTTAACGGTGAATGGGTAGAAATCGACGATGATCAATATATCAGAGTTGTTGGTTACAATGTGTATTTGAACACAGGATCAATTAATGATGGTGTTCGTGTTATCCGTCGTCGTCTATCTATTCCAGGTGACCTGCTGTCGTATCAAACAGAAGTTATGAACGAAGTTGATTATGCTAACGGTTACAGCAGAATCAACTCTGAGGTAATTAAGTTTACATCAAAAGCGATGGAGTATGCTGGTATTGATCGATCAAACGGCTACGAATTTGTGTTCAATGAAGCGATTCCGAATGCATTCCAAGCTGGCGATAAAATCAAGGTAATGTCCCAAGACAGTAATAATGGTTTCTTCACGGTTATCAAATCGGAGTACAATGAGTACGGTGACGGCACTACACGTGTTCGTGTGAAAGAACCCGTATACCCAACAGAAGTGGGTGGCACAATGCACCACTATGGTTTTGCTGACATCCTGATTATTTTCAACATCAGTGCAAGCGCTGACAAGATCAATCCTGTTAGATTGTTGGATAAACAGTCGCATGTTAAGATTGAAGATGTGTCGTTGTGGCATCCAGCATGCGGTATTCACCCTCCTGAAGCTCTACACAATATTGATGTGATCTCGGGTACGGATCCTGCTAGATATTCTGTTGATACACCAACAAATGAAACCTCGTCGCTTAACCCATGGTTGTCGCCCGAAGCTGGTACTGTTTGGCTCGATACAACACATCTTGGTTATGTGCCGTACTATGATGATGTGATCAACCCTGATATTGATACGCGTTTGTATCTGTGGGGTCATCGTCAAGAGTGGAGCTCACCAAAGGTTTATCAGTGGGTTGAGACACTCGTTTCACCTGATAACTGGGAAGCAGTAGCTGCCAAGCAGGCTGGTGATGTCACGATACCGCAAACACAAAAGGTTACCGGTACACCCCGTAAAACAGTGTTTAAACGTACAAGACAGCGTGATAACGTTTCTGTTGTTCTGGCAGCTTACGGTGAAGTACAACTTACTAGCGCGTATAACCAGTATGAGAACGGTACACCGGTGATGTTCAGTGCAACAGAAAACGGTTCTCTACCTTCTACATTGGTTGAAGGTGTGCAGTATTATGTGTCTGAATATAACGTGGATACTGGTGCTTTTGTAATCGTTGATGCTAATGGCGATATCATCGATCTAGAAACCACTACACAGCTTTATGTTGTGCAACCTTTCACAAACAACTGGGTGAAGAAGCACCTGTTGACTGAGCGCGTGCACGCTGCGATGTATAGTGACTTTGTTGATAGTACCACATTCTACAGAAATCCTATCCTCACGCTACGTAACAGCGAGTGGGAGGATGGTGACATTGTTAATGTGTACGTGAACGGTAAACCGCTAGCATACGGCATTGTTGTTAACAGCAACACGGTCGATTTGGCAGGTACTGAATATCGCATGGCTGTTAGCGATATCATTGACGTTGTCCGCCCAATTCCAGAAATCACCGATCAACAGCGTTCGTTTGATCCAGATGTGGACGATGATGGCATCACTCTCGAACATTGGACAGAAATGGTTCAATATTCAACCACATATCGCACATATAACAACACAACGTATATGTACTATTATTTCTGGGTGGAGAATACAACAACCCCACACAACGCCAATGATAATACCAGCATGTCAACAAGTGAAGTTGCTAGAACAATTGCAACGACACCAACACCATATCTGATTGTTCAAGATCCACAGGATGATGAGTGGGTTCGTGGTTACGATGTACCACCTTGGGACAAAACAGGTTATGACAATGCTTCGTACATGTCGTATAACACAAAACAACAGTACCTGCCTTCTATTTTCTATAGAAAAGCAATCTTGGCAAACATTGTCGGTTATATCACCGAAGATAATCGCTACGTCGCTGAGTTTACCCGCGATCTGACACTACGCGATAAGGTAGACACCGGTCACGCTTACATGAGCGCCAAGAATCACCACGAGAAGTGGTTCATGTTCCGTCGTGAACAAGTTGGTGCTGTTCCTCAGTTCTTGTGGAACAAGATGACAGAAGCGCTGATGCAGTGCAAGTATGACGATTTTACGGTTCATGTACCTTCGTTTGAACGTGAGCATTATGACATCACTAACGGTACTGAAACAATGTATGGTTTGGAAGATGGTCAAATTTTCGTTAAACCGGAATATGCCCGTGCAACAATCGTGCACTACTTGCAAGATCCACAACACAACTTCAAACCAGTTGATATCAACAACTTCTTTGAGATGTTCCCAGCAACTGATGATAATTTCTGGAAGCAACCTCAGAAGGTTAAGGATATGTGTGACTTCATCTACAATACTTTTGACACGTACCACACCAATGGTATCTGGTTTGAGGTACTTTCGGATGCGCTGGTAACCAAGTCTAAATATAAGGGTCTAATGAAAACCAGCTGGCTAGCACTCCACGGTATCCGTATCCTGGACGTTGGCGGTATGTTCGATGATTAAAATATGTCAAAAGCAAATCTGATAAACTCGTTGTTCAAAATTGATGCGGCTGAGGGTTTCGTAAGATACACGAATACCGTTAAGCCGTATCACTCCAAAATCCTTGATGTGATGATTGAATACATCTATAAGGAGGACGTGCGTGTAAAAGTCACTGAAGCCTGGACAACAGATGTGCTACAGGAAAAGTCGGCATATGACAACTGTTATTACCGAGTTGTCAATGATATGACCGTACCTGGCGTCGCTGGTACTTGGTACATTGAAGGACACCACCAACCAGCTTTTCGTCATGGTGACAGATTTCTAGTCACATACAACGATAATTCATCAAAAGTATTCATCGTTGACCGTGCTCAAAATATTGAGATAATTGAACCCACAGATCCATACCTTACCGCCATAACGGTAGTTGGTACTCAAACTGTGCCCGACAAAGAAGCAACAACGGTTCAGCTAGCATTTGCACCAAACTATCGAATTATTGGTGCAACGGCTGGCGACAATGGCCAATGGATTGTCGACGGCAATGTTGCTGATGAATTTCAGGTTGGCGAAAAGGTCATTATTGCTAATACCAAGTTTAATGATACAGAACTAAGCATTTTTACAGTCAGGTCACAACCAACGATTGGATATGTACCGGGTGTTAGTCTTGGCAGTGTGCCTGATTATACGCCAGATTATAACATCGTTGGTGTTCGTCCAACGCGTGTAACTGGTGAATCTACAATCGTTCCAGGTCAGTGGATTATTCTTGGAGCTCATGGAAGTAAAATTATTCCCGGAACACATTTTAGTGTATCAGATAAAAGTGTTGATACAGGTGTGTATTATGTAGTCGAAGCTGTTACAGAACAAGCATACAATACACTACCTCCGGAAGTGAAACGTGCGCAATATAGCGATTATCTTGGTAACTCTAGGGTAACAGTAATCACTATTAACTCTGCTCAAGAAATTCCTGAAACGGCACAACCAGCGGGCGTTATTCAATGCCCAGTAATTCCAGCTTATGAAATTATTGGTAATACATTAACGTCGTGGATTATTGGTGGCCATTATGCAGAACGCTTTGGGCCAGGCGACAGGCTATTTGTTGAAGGCAATCAGCTACAATCGGCAAACAAAGAATATATTATCGCATCTGCCACAAACAGCACTTCAGGATCGCGTAAAACAACTATTGTCGTTCAAGGCGGCATCTCCGGTTCTGCAAACGCAACAGGTCGCATCCAGCATCCATCAGCTGTAACTACGATTATTCCGGTTGTAGAGCGAGTGTTTACGGTATCGCCTAACAGCGGCGATGTTTATCGTCCGTTTGGTACAGGTACATTACGTCACCTACCGCTGTTAATCGAGCAGATCGCCCAGCCTGATGGCAATGTACCTATCGGTGCTGTGTGGTTGAATCCAATCACAAATGTATCTAAACGGTGGAACGGTTTGGGGTGGGTGCACAACTACACACCAATTGCACATTCGTGGTATCTCGATTCTGTAACACCAGCCAATCTTGTCATCAAGCAGGCCACAACGCAAATCGCTGACGTACAGGACGTAAACTACGGCCACAGCAACAGCTTTGTTGTTGACACAACCAACAAATACAAAAACTGCACGTTCTCTGTTACATCCTTAGATGCTAACCAGTTAATGTTCTCAAAGTCGTTCAACATCGTGGGTGTTGATCCTACACTTAATAAGTGGACAGTATCTGGTGTAGCGGATGTGTATATCAGCGAAACGATATATGTCACATCAAGCTCAAATACTCAGGGCTTGGGTAAGTACATTGTTGCAAATGTTGTCAAAGGAGCGTCAACAACTGACATTTATGTAACCAAACAGATTTCACGTCTCGCGTCCGCTGATGGTATTTTGTCTGTTCCGATGATTATCAGCGATGTGCCTCACTGGATTGAGGGTACTCGTGTGCGTGTGTCAAGCACAACGGTGTTGCCAGATCCTTTGGTTGTTAACCAACCGTATTATTTTATTCCTGTTGTGAAGCCATATGAAGTGTCTAAAGACATCCCTTCACAGGAAGCTATCTACAATCAGTGGTACCGGTTCTCTCACAGCAACGCTAACACATTCCCTGCAGACACAAACGAACTGTTGGGTTGGGAATATCTATCAGCGACAAACACATTCAGATCAACGATAAACTCCAATACAACAATCGGTATGGTGTCGCCAGATTCGTACTCAAAATACGATCTCGAGGTACA